GTGTTAATTGGCAGGAGGTATGAGAAATGCGGGATAGGGCGGGACAAGGCGGGATGAGATGGAATAACAAACAGTTATCCACTTACAGAAATTTCTCACCTTGCAAAAAAAATTCGGTAAAATTGCAGGATTATTGCTAAAAATTTGCATTTAGTTTGAGAAATTTCAGGGGGGAAATTTCTTAGAAAATTTTTGAAAGATTTTTGCGATTACATATACGTTTTTCGTTAACGAATCAATGTCCGACTGAATATCCTTCAAAACATTATAAATAATCCTGGTAAATGGCCGGTGGATATTTAGACGCGTCGGCGAAACAGAGAGGGCATAGACGTTTATTGTCATGAATCTTAAGGTTTTGCGGGTGCACTGGGTCTTTGCATTGGTCACAGATTGGATAATCAAATTTCAGGGTGGACTGTCGGTTTAATGGAATAAGTTGTTTGTTTAATTTTTCCAGCTCTTTTAGTATTTTATAAACGTAATGCTGCGTCATGAAAACAAAAACGGGAAGCAGAAAAAGCATAATGGCATAAACAAACAACAAAAGACCGATAATAATCCAAACATAATGAGGCAGACTGTAAAACAATGAATATCGATCATATCCCATTATTTTCACCCTCGCCCTTTCAGTTGGGGCATAACGTGTTGCTATTGTTGCGGAATGCGGCGTATTTGGTTAAATCAACGACTTTAGATTTTATAAAGGATGATGGCATTATTATCGTTATGCAGCGCTTTTTTTTACGCTTTCGGATTTGGCTTTTTCCTCTAATGTTTCAATCCTTTTCATCAACTCCTCACATTTATCTTCCAGTTTCCGGATACGGTCACTGTCTTCTTGGCGCCTGGTGACGGCATCGCTGAATGCCTCCAAGTTATCCATTATCGCACGGATTATTGTGTGGTTGCCAGAATTGAAGATCGTTGCCAGCATATCGACGGCCATACCGAGACCCATTTTTTGATCATTAACGGGGATCTCTTTTGGTTTATCGATAATGACTCTTCTCGCAGGCCTTCCCTGTATCAAAATGTTCCCAGTGTCTAAATCCGTATAATTGTTTGGAAAAGAGCTATTCTCTTCTGCCGGGCAAACTGAAATATCAACAGGTTCTCCACAGATCTCCGGGAATTGTTCTCGAGCGCCTGGAAACGGCTCCCCATCCCCTTTTACAAACCATTTAAGGTCGAAACCGAAGGCATCACAAAAATTCACTATAAAATTCACTTTAGGATCCGTTGTCTTACTTCGATAACTGTTGACGGTATCCCCAGATATCCCGAGCATCTTTCCGATTTTTGTGTTTGACAAACTATTCTTTTCGGAAATGTAATTAATCGCCCACCTGGCTCTATCTTTTAAAAGAAAAGTCATTTTCCGCTCATGTTTTTGGTTGGCACTTGATGCCTTTCAGGTGACAACCAAAGTGCCAACCAGTAAAACAAGCAATAATACTACATAAAGCATAAACAAAACAGGCAGTTATCAATTTTTTAATTAAATAATTAAAATTTTTAAGTGACAACCGGTTTTTTAATTGACACGCTCAAAAAAATCGTGATATAACCGATAATCATAACCTTAACGACAAATTAGGAAAAGACGATGTCAGGGCTAATAGAAAATTACAAAACATACCAGGATCTGAAAAAAGCTATGGCTCCTTATCTTCCTTCGCTGAAATCAGCCGTAAAGAGGTACGGAGCCGTTTATGAATATCGTAAGGCTCAGTTGGATCGGGAGAATCGAGCATCTCAGCAATCCATTCCAGGTAGTGCCTCCCAAAAGCGTCCTTCGGGCAATTCAACGCATGCATCCTCAGATCCGACGCAAGCTTACGCTTTGATTCCTGATCAGGACAGGCCATTACTGAGACTGCGTGTATGGCTGGTACTAAGGGTTCGATTAACAGCTCTTTTACGGCCGCTAAAACGTTTTCCAGCAATACTTCAAACTCTTGTCGCCCCATTGACAGCTGCCCTCCTTAGAAGAAAAGGGAATTAATATGCATCCGGCTGATATACAGGCTGAACTCAAGAAACGGGGGATCACCCAGAAAGCGATCGCAGAGGAACTCGGGGTATCGATGTTTCATGTTTCCGAAATAATAAACCAGCACAGAATCTCGGATCGCGTCATGAAGGCGATATCCAAAAAGATCGGTAAAGATCATCGCGAGGTTTTCCCCGGCTACTATTTCAGCAAAAAACGACGCCGCAATGCCGCCTAAGGTTATTCGTAACCTTATATATAAAAAGGTACCATGTCAATGTCTAAGTCAAGACTAAAAATTGACGATAAACGCCAGGTTACCATCTTTGACATGCTCAAGGATCTCGCCGAGCCAGAGCCAACCACTGAAGGAAAATGCAACATAAATGACCACCTGAGGATTTCATTGAGGAATGCAATAAAGGCATGCCCGTTATCCAGACACCAGATTGCCGGTGAGATGAGTCACCTATTAGGAGAGACCGTTACCAAGGCCATGATCGACTCCTGGACACGGGAATCCGGCGATACAGGAAGCAGGCCCGGGCGTCATATTCCGTCCGGGTATCTCCCAGCGTTTTGTTTAGTTACCGGGTGCGATACTCCTCTCCAGATCATGGGGGAGGTCGCGGGATTGTTTCTTTTGCCAGGACCGGAGGCGCTGCGGGCGGAAATCCAGAAGCTCAAGGAGGAGATCAAGAGCCGGCAAGCGAAGGTGAAAAAGCGGATGATGTTCCTGAAGGAGATCGAGCGGAGATGAACGGAGCTGGAAGGTATACGATAAAGGAGATCGCCGGGATTTTGGACGTCACGAAGCAGGCCGTGGATAAACGTGCAAAAAAAGAGAATTGGCCTTGCGAGAACGGGAATAATCTAACCAGGAAATTTAGAATCGAAGGGTTGCCGGAGGATGTAAGGATGGCGATCGCTGTTGGATCGTGCCGGGCTATGACAGAAAATGGGGTAAACATGCCCTTATATAAAGGAATTGCAAGGACCGTGCCGGTGGGGTCGCCGGAGCTGTCGGACTGGCAGAATGAAAGTGCGCTGGCCTGGGCGGACCTGATCAGGGCCTATGTGGCGGAGAAGGAACGTGCCAAATCGCGAAAAACGTCCAAAGTCTCGGCCGCGAAGCTGTTTATTAAAGGATACAACACCGGGCAGTTGTTCCCGAGGATATTCAAGATCCTGGGGAAAACCTCGGTCAAGACCGTGGAGAGGCAGTGCAAGAAATTCCGGGATGCCAATTACGATTATACGGTCCTTTCACCGAACTGGGGCCAACACAGGGGGCAGCGGAAGGTCACGGACGATGAGTTTAACGTGTTGCTGTCGTTCGCCCTTCATCCGAACAAGCTGCGGATCTCCGAGGTGACCCGGCTTGCCAAGATGGCGTTAAAAAAGCGGGACATCCCATCACCCTCCCATGAGGCGACGTTGAGGCGGGCGCTTACGGACTGGCGAAAGACCAATGAAGACAAATGGGTTTTCTGTCGGGAAGGTGAAAAAGCTTTGAACGATAAGTGCCTTCCTTATTTAGAGAGGGACGCGGGGCTCCTGGATGTCGGCGAGGTTCTGGTCGCGGACGGGCATGTGCTCAATTTTCTAATCCTCCATCCCTTCACCGGGAAACCGTGCCGGATGAACATGGTCATGTGGTATGACTGGGCATCCTGCATGCCTGCGGGATGGGAGATCATGCCCACGGAGAACATCCAGTGCGTGGCTGCCGGGCTTCGACGGTCCATCCTGACGCTCGGGAAGATGCCGAATGTCGCTTATCTGGACAACGGCAAGGCATTCAAGGCCAAGGTTTTCACGAGCCAGGATATCGATTTCGAGGAGGCCGGGTTTTACGGGATGTTCGCCCGCCTCGGCATCGAGACGATATTCGCCTGGCCGTACAATGCGCAATCGAAACCAGTGGAACGCTTTTTCGGGACGTTCGGCGAGATCGAGAGATTGATGCCTACCTATACCGGGTCGTCAATCCAGGAAAAACCCGCCCACATGCTTCGCAACGAGAAGCTCCACAAAAAAATACATGAAAAGAAATACGGCGGTTGGGTCCCGACGATCGAGGAAGCAAACCAGATCATAGCGGGCTGGCTGATGGAATACGCTCAACGGCCGCACCAGGGGCTCAAGGGGTTGTGTCCAGGGGAAATATTGGCATCGGGCAAAGGGCCAGGTGTCGATGAGATCGCGCTCCGTTATCTCATGATGAGCATGGAGATCAAGCGCGTACACCGGAACGGCGTTACATTCATGGGCCGGAACTATTACGACGAGGCGCTTTACGGATACCGGGACCGGGTGATGATCCGTTATGATTTCGAGGACTTGAGCAGGGTACTCGTTTATGACGTGACCGGGGCGCGGCTGATATGCGAGGCAGGTGCGGTTGCGCCGGTGCATCCGGTTGCAAAATTGACGGGAAAGGCTGAAGACCTGGAGGCGGTCAAGCAAGGAATCAGACAGAAACGAGACATGAAGAGGGCCACGGAGAAAGTTGCGCGGGAGTATGTCCGGTGGGCCCCGGATCTTGTGGAGATACCGCAGCGCGCGTTTCGGAACGGCAGAGAAGCCGTTCCCTACGAAGCAAAGCGGAAAGAGCTGCCCAGGGGAGAGGCGGAGCGGATAGAGGCGGAGGCCTCCAGGATGAAGGTGCTCGAGCTGAAACCGATGACGCCTGATCCTATTTATATGTCGGAGCCGGACCGGTATGAGGCGCTGCTCGAGAGGGAATGCGGGGGCGAGCAGCTCTCGCTGGATGACATGCAGTTCATGCGGTATTTTGAGAAAACGGATCTTTTTAAGACGTTAAAGGATCGGTTTGATTTTCTGCGAGAGTTACACCTCGCGGGGAATGAGGAGGTGATTGAATGAAGAACGTGTTCGTGCATACGCAGAATGTGCGGAATTTTATATCAGCGATGAAGGAATCGGAGAAGGTTACCGGGGAGCCTGTGCTGCTGGCCTTCTGGGGGCAGGCCGGGCGCGGGAAAACGTCTGCGGCCAGGTTTTTTTCGGCCCAGGAGGGTTGGACTTATGTGAGAGCGCTCGAGGGCTGGTCGGAGCTGTGGATGCTCCAGGATATCTGTTTCGAACTGAAGGTTGATCCGCTGCCGAAGCGGAAGAAACCCGCGTTCGAGGCGATCAAGATGTCGCTTTACCGGGACCCCAGGCCGATTGTCATCGATGAGGCGGATAAACTAAGCGAATCATTATTAGAGTGGGCCAGGGATCTGGCGGATATTACGTTTGTCCCCTTCGCCCTGGTCGGGGAAAAACTGGTGATTCACAAAATGCAGCGGCGCAGGCGGATCTGGAGCCGCACGCTGCGGGCCATCGAGTTTTTGCCGATCCAGTCGCAGGATATTCTGTTTTTTGCAAAGCAGGCGGCGGACCTGGCACTTACCGCGAACCAGGCGGATATGTTTAGAGAGGCGTCGGACGGGGATTTCCGGCTTGTGAAGAGGGATATTCGGACGCTGGAGGAGCTTGCGAAGGCGAACAATTCGACAAAGATCACGGATGAGATGGTGAAGCTGGCTATTAAGCGGGGATTGAGGGGGAATTAAGCCGGGGAAACGGGGAAGGGGAGAACCGGTGAACCGAAGAGGATGAAAGGAATATGGCGTCGCTGACAAAGGTCAATTATCTTTTAAAAACATTTTATATCATGCTCATATGCATAGAGGCGAAGTATTGTGCACGGCCAAGGTAATTAAAGGGCTTTGGTGCCCGAATGTTGAATTTATCGAACGTGCGGAATGGGAAAGGGCGGCGCTTTGTGACATCAGAGACAAGTATTTACTCTTTTTAGAAGACATCCAACCATTGATTACCCCTATACCGTTTAAAGGCAGGCAAGGGATATTCAATGTTCCGGATGAGATGTTTAGCAAAAATTGAGGGGTAACAAAAGAGTTAATGAGCAGTTTCACTCAAAAAGTGCGCGAGGCCGCTGTAGCTCTGGAGAGGTTCCGGGCGGATGATGTGATTGATCGGCTTGTGATTGATAATCGCAGGGATGCAAAGGCTGTCAGGCGGGTCATTCATGAGCTGAGGAAAACCGGGGAGATCGTCAGCCTGGAGCCCGGTTTGTATGTGTATAAGGGCCGGACTGTGCGTAGGACGAGGCTGGATGTGATCTGGCACCTGGTGCGGTCGCACAGGCAGTTCAGTACCGACGAGATCGAGCGGCTTTCGGGCGCTGCCCGGTATACGGTGCGGGAGTACCTGCTTTGCCTAAAAAAAACAGGTTATTTACGGGCTGTGAAAATCGGGCACTGGCAGTTGATCAATGATCCGGGGCCGGAGACGCCGGTAAATTCTGAAAAGTGTAAACGCCTAAAAAGGCTGAGGGGACCGATATGACACAGGAAAAAGAGGCGATGAGCAAGGAGGAGGCGACTTCCAGGTTGCTGATGATACTTTCGAGGCATGTCGGGAAAGAACATGCCGTCGACATGGAAAGGCTTTATGAACGGGTTTTCGGGGAGAAGGTCGCCCAGAAGATCAACCACACCAGGAAGCTCAGGACGCTCGTGACGGTATTGCGTAACCAGGGGATTCCGATCGGGTCCACATCCGCGCAGACCGGAGGCGGGTATTATCTCGTGCGGGCCGGATCCGAGCTGAATGACTACTGCAACCGGCTTCGGCGACGGGCGTTGAACGCGCTGGTTATGGAAGCCAGGTTGAGGAAGATCGCGCTGCCCGAGCTGTTGGGGCAGATGCGGTTGAATCTGACGGAAGGGGGGGCGGATGCCGGATCAGACGACGCTGCATAAGTGTGCGGATGAATTGTTAAAAGAGATTTCGGAGTTGAAAGCCGATTTGGTGCGTAATGAGGCTCTATACAACGAGGAAATCTCGGCGATTGAAAAGCATTACGAAGGTATCGGACTGCTGAAAACGGAAATCGCGGACAGGGAAAAGGCATTAATCGCTCTTATGAGAAAGAACAAGGGAATCGTCTTCGATGGGGATGACAAGATCAGTCTCGATCACGGGATATTACTGTATGGGTCGGAAGACAAGGTCTCCATACCCAAAAATGCACTCGGGAAAATCAAGGCACAGGGTTGGAATGAAGCGATCAAAGTGGTTGAAAGCGTGAAGCGGGATATCGTTTCGAAGTGGCCGGAGGAACGGCTGTTTGTGATCGGGGCAAAGCGGAAGACGAAAGAGAATTTCAGTTACGAGCTGGAGGATTAATTGCATTTAATTTGAGATTTTTTGGGACGCAGCTCAACGCAGATGGCCATGATTAAAAGAAAAAAAGCGACTGATATTTATAAAAAACAGAACACCTTGCTGCATAAGGCTTTTGCGGCGTCCGGCCTGCCCTACGGGGAGAACAAGGACGTGTGGCTTTCGTTGTGTCGAGAGATTGCGGAGAGAGACGTGACGGGGCTTAGTGATCTTACCCTTTCGGAGAGGCATAAGTTGCTTGCGCATTTTCAGAAGCGCGGGATGCGGTTATTCGTGCCCGCCGTACACGTCAAGGTCCGGGACTGGAAAAAGGGGGATCGGGAGATCGAGTATGAGTACCGGGAAGAGGACGATCCCCAGGTGCGCATGGTTTATGCGATGTGGAACGAGATGGGGTACAGAGAGAAAACGTTGCGGGGGCTTTGCTGGAAGCTTTTCAAGGTTAACGATCCCAGGTGGCTGAATGACGGGCAACTTTCTCGGTTGGTGAATGTGGTGAAGGTGAAGGCACAGTCCAAGGGTTTGGGGAATTATTATCGGAGGACGGCATGATAGCTGTGATTTTGTTTTTTCTGGCCTTGATGGCGGGATTGTTGGTCGGGGAGAAATTGGCGGAGCGTGTGGTGGTGAACCGGAGAAGCGGTGAACCGGGGAATCGGAGAGGCGGAGGAAAAGATGGCGGTAGTAGTTGAAAGTGACCGGGGGTTTTATTTGAGGGAGCTAAAGAGCGAGCAATGTTTGTGTGAGCGGCGGAAAAAGCGGGGGCACTCTTTCTGCTACAGGTGCTTTAAGGAATTGCCGGGCGATGTGCAGGATGCGCTTTATAACGTGATCGGGTTCGGATATGAGGAGGCTTTCGATGAGGCAACGACGTATCTGCAGCGGCATGTATGGTAAGAGATGAGGGTGAAAACGAAAAAAGACATACGGAAAATTGATTGCATCAAGTATAGCGATTGCCTCATGGCGGCGGCGATGGATAATGCGTTAAGCATGCGGTGTGAATTGTGTAAGAAGTATCAACCGCATGCATTGAAGGAGGATGACCCGATGGGGGATACGTTTAAAGGCCGAAGCTCGGGGACAGCAAAGGGTCGTGTAACGGAAAATGATGTGGAGGGGAAACAGGTTTGTAAAAAATGCGGGAAGGAAAAAAGTCTGCAAAAGGATTTTTACAGATCGCCGGGAAACAAGAGCGGATATGACAGCGTGTGTAAGAAATGCCGGTATGAAAAACAAAAAGAAAGGCTTCAGGATCTTAAACAAGGCAAGAATCGGCGGGATCACAATGACGAGATTAAAGACGCTTTAACTTTACATCAATGTCCTCGTAACCTTATAAAAATGCTGAACGAGGCGGCATCGAGACAGTCGCGTACACCGGAAAATCAAGCAATCTGGTACATTATTGAGGGGCTCAGGAGGGATGGGCATGGTAACGATGTCCTGGGCGATTGATCAAAACTGGGTATGGTTGGGGCCGTGGGTGGTTGTCGCTTTAGGCGCGGCGCTCTTGTCGCTAATCGTTTAGGTTTTCAGGGGGTGAAAATGGTCTGGCTTGCGTTGATAGGAGGGCTTTTTATCGGGGCAATTATCGGCATGTTTGTGATGGGGCTTTGTGTCGCGGCCAGGAGGAACACAAATGATTGATTTGTTTGCCGTATATGAATGCCCGAAGTGCGGGGACGTGCTGGAGGACAAGGTATTTTTACACGAAGACATCGATATCGAAAAGGATCGTATTTATCAAGCGATGCTTTGTGAACAATGTTTTTCGGAGGTTCGAGCGAAACTCGTTGGCGGCGATTTCTGTTTCGAAAAGGTCGACCACGATCGGTGGTTGTGGGCGAATGGATATTATGACCACCTATTCGAGGATATGGCGTGAAACTGAGTTGTCCTATATGCCAGTCGAAATTTTCCCTTGACCAGGCGGCGCATGAAGGGTTGATGTCGGAGATGGTGGAACTGGCTTCGCGGTTCGGGAAAAAGTGGGACATCGTGTACGAATACACGGATTGTTTCAGGGTCGAAAGGTGGGGTACTGTTTCTTTTAAAAAACGATTGAGACTTCTTAAGGAGGTTTTGAAACTTCTAGAACACAATGCTTTCAGTTACCAGGGGAAACGCTACAAGACTGACTGGGCGAGGATTTCGGCGGCAATTACTACCATCGTCAACGCTGAGAAATTTGGATTGAAGAATCACAACTACTTGAAGAAAGTCATGCTCGGTGATGCGGAGCGGGTGAGCGATGAGGGGTTGACGGCGCGGGAAGAGCAGGCGCGGGAAGTGAAGCGAAGAAGCGGAGAAACGGGGAATCGGAGAACCGGAAAGACAGGGACGGCGCGAGGTATGACGGGGGCGGAATTCAGGGAATTGCATGGGATTGTGGGGAATCTGGTGGACCGGATCGGGAGTAAAGAGGATGGCGGTGAAGGTGGGGGATAGCGTGAATACCGTGCACGGGCCGGGGAATGTCCAGGCGGTGATGGGCGGTTATGTTAAGGTGAAGCTCTATCGGTTTACGACTGTTGAGGGCCGGCGGATGAGGGTTGTGGCGGTGAAGGCTGATGAGGTGACGAAAGCATAGGATGATTAGGATGGTTGGATGAATGGGATGGAAAAAGCTTTTACAACCAAGGATGTGGCGAGGCGGATCGAGGGGCAGCAGCGGGATTTGACGGTGACGATCAGGAAGTTGACGGAGCTTCGGAGGGCCGGGTTTTCGGGCCGGATGGTGCTGCGGTTCGAGGCCGGCAGGATTACGAAATACGGGTTAAAACCGGATAAAACCGGTCCAAACGGGGAAAAACCGGAAAGAAAGACATGATGCTAAAATTTCTTGACATTTCGAGAAAAATTTGCTTCGATGGAGGGCGTCAAAACCCGAAGGTGGATTATCGCCTCCGTCCTGGCGATTTTTTTATGGACGAAACCTTTCCCGAGACTCCCCGTTACCGCGAGGGCGGGGGCGCTTCCTTTGGGGCGTTGACAGGTCTCGGGATTTTTGTTTTCGCGGGGAGTTAACGGAAGTCAAAATCCAAAGGAGGTAGTTATGGAAGAGAAACAGGAATTGAGATTGGTCAGCTTCGGCATCGATCCGAGCAAGGTCGTCCATGAGGACGGGCGTTACTGGATGACCGCCGAACAGCTGGGGACGGCCCTGGGCTACAGGCAGCCGAGAAAAAGCGTGATGAAGCTCTATGAGAGACATCGCAAGGAATTACAGCCATTTGCATCCGTCGTCAAATTGACGACGGATGCAGGTTTAAGGGAAACCACCATTTTCGACACGGACGGCCAGTACCATATCGCGTTGTTGGCCAACACGCCGAAATCGGTCAAGTTCCGCACCTTCGTCGTGAACATGCTCAAGTCCCTGGAACGCCAGGAGTTCATCCACATCAGCAAGGTCAGGGGATGGCAAAAGCGGCTGATCGAGCTGGATATCCGGGACGCCATCGCCAGGAGCACCAAGCTGGACTGGCACCGCTATGAGGAGATGAAAAGGTACCGGAATATGGGCCTGACGCAGAGAGAGACGGCGAAGCTCTTGGACATCACCAGGGAGACGGTGCAGAAATTCGAACGCATCCCGAGGCAGTACGAGTTGAAGCTGCTGAAAGGAGGTGCCCGATGACCGAGAAACAACGAGAGCGCACCTACGTGGACGACGCCTGCGACGATCTCCTGGGGCTTATCGGCCAGATCGGGGCGGTGATCTACCTGATGGGCGGGTACAGCGCCCGGCTGGATCATCACCGGAACGATATGCGGGCCTATCTCACGAACATCGCGGACCAGGTGATGGGGACGGTGGTTTTCCTGTCGGACCAGCAGCGGCTGGAGGGGCGGGAGGTTATTGAGTGATGAAACGGGACTGGGACATCGTCAGGAAGATCCTCATGGCGCTCGAAAATATCCAAGACACAACCAGCGTTATGGAGCCTGGAGCCGTGTCCGGATATGATAACGAGATCGTATCCTACCACATGAAATTGCTCATGGAAGCCGGTTTTATCGAGGGCAACTGCCGCGATTTTACCATTAATGCTCCTCTTCATTGCTGGGCGACGCGGCTGACGTGGAAAGGCCATGAGTTCCTCGATCGAATCCGCAGCGACACCGTATGGAACCGGGTCAAGGGATTGGCCAGGGAAAGGGGCCTGTCCCTTAGCCTGGATGTCATCGTTATGGCGTCGAAAATGGTTATAGAGAGGATGTTCTAAGTGATCGAAAATCCCCAAAACGACGACATCAAAATCCCCTGCCCTCTCTGCGGACGTAGAATCTGCGACGGGCAGGGGCATGTGCCGGGCGGCGATTTCGCACTCGAACTCAAATGCGGGATCTGCGGATTCGTCTGGGTGACGTCGCGTTATTTGCGAAAATTCTTGACAAAACGGGAGAGACTTGTAAGATAATGGAAACTTAAGCGCCGAGAGCCCCTTGGAGGGCCATTTCCCTTGCGGGAAACGGCGCGCTTGAAGGCCCTTGGAGGCCCATGAACCTGGCATAGGTTGATGGGCCTCTTTTTTTTGGCCACGGCTACAGGGAGGCGGTGCGGGTATGGGGCGTCTGACTGAGTGGTGGCAGCATTACGGGAACCCCTTGCATGTGTATTGCCGGATGCGGGATCTGGGGGTCGGCAAGCGGCGTGCCGTGAAGATTTGCACGGAATATGAGAAATGGTGGAAGCACCGGGCCTATTTGAAAGCGAGGTCAAGAGGTCATCCAAAGCGGGGGCGATAGCATGAGAGGCAAGACAGCACAGGTTTTAGGAAGTATGTTAGTGGTTGTATTGTTGGTATTGTTCGCAACAACTAAATGTCAATGCAGCGAGCAGGAATGGGCAATTATAGTCGACAACACCACGCAGGAAGTGTTGAGTTACTGGGTGTATTACGTCGACCATCCTTTCCAAAAAGACTGGCCGCGCCCGATGAACATCGCAGGGGGGAGCATCGATCCGGAATCGGTATGGGAATGGAAACAGAAATGGGGGGACGGGCGGTATTTTATCGTTTTCCGGTTGGGGGAGTACAAGGCGATGGTGCCGTTCGAGGTCGACCGGTGCGTAGTGTCTGTGAGGATCGACGTGCCCAGGCTGACGGTGGCGTATGAAAAGGGGCAAGGAGTTTAGGGACGGCAGCGGGGAACCGGGGAACCGGTGAAAGGGGGAAAGCATGGACTTAACGGGATTGGGGTCGGTTGCGGATTTCGCGACATCGATTGTGGAGCGGTTTTTCCCGCCGAAGATGACGGACGCGGAGAAGGCGCAGGCGCAGATCCAGTTGCAGGATATGCTCCAGCGCCGTGAGGACAATCTTATCGATGCCCAGAAATCGATCATGGTTTCCGAGATGCGGCAGGGCGATTCCTTCACCAAACGGGCGCGGCCGTGCATGGTATATGCCGGGCTGGGATTCATTTTTCTGGTGCATGTTGCGTTTCCGATCATCGTGTTTTTTACCGGAAAACCTATGCCAGATTTGTCGCTGCCGGGCGAGTTCTGGTGGGCCTGGACGGGGGTTTGCGGTGTCTGGGTGATCGGCCGGTCGGCGGAAAAACGGGGGTCGGCGAATAAGTTTTTCAGCATGATTACGGGGAATAAATCATGACCACACAAATCGCGCTGATCATCGTGGGGTGCGTGTTTTCGGCGATGTTGACGTTCGCCGTCTTATACCTGCGGGATATTCGGGATAGCATACAGAAACAGGTGGGCAGGCATGAAAGACTGCGTCAGGAATTGTCGGAATTGAAGGAATGCCTTCCGCGCGACTATGTGCGGCGAGAGGACTGGATTATGAGTTTTTGTAAGATCGAGCAGAAGATAGACGCCATATGGGAATTTATTCACAAGCAAAAACCGGTGAAAAAGGATTAAAGATAACTGATTTGAACGGCGACACGGTCGCCTTACTCCAAATAAGGGGGTAGACATGGATCTTGAGAAAAAGAGGCGGGAGGTGCTGCGGTGGAGGATCCTCCAGACGCTTAACGCGGGGCGCCCCTATCTCATTTCGGAGGATCTGATTTGCTCAACGGTATGCGGTACCGATATGGCGGTGACGCCGGCAGAGATCCGGAAGGAGCTGGATTATCTGGAGGATCGCGGGTTGATCGGAATCAAAGGGAAGGATGAGGCCTGCTGGTCTGCGGAGTTGAACCGATACGGCGTGGATATTGTCGAGTACACCATCGAGTGCGAGCCCGGCATCGCGCGACCGCGAAAGTATTGGTAGGGACAGGATGATGCTGAGATCGAGCGTGGAACTTTTACCTGAAGACGTCCGGCAGGAGCTGGAGCGGAAGCTGATCCGGGGCGGGTTTGCGGATTATGTCGGGCTTGCTGAATGGCTTGAAACAAAGGGTTTTGAGATAAGCAAGTCGAGCGTCCACCGGTACGGCAAAAAATTCGAGGAAAAACTCAGGGCCTTGAAGGTCGCGACGGATCAGGCAAAGGCGATCGCGGAGGCCTCCGAGGATGACGCCGGCGAGTTGAACGATGCCATCATCCGGCTCGTGCAGACGAAGATGTTTGAATTGTTGGTGGACATAGAGCTCAACGACAAAAGCCTGGCGAAGATAGGGCAGGCGGTGGCCAAGTTGAGCCAGGCGGCGGTCCGGCAGAAAAAGTGGGCGCAGGAGATGGAAGACAAGGTTCGAAAGCAGGCTTTCGAGGATGTGGCGAACGCCGTCGATGCGGCGGAAAAGGACGGCCCGATGAGTGCGGATCGTTTTCGGGAGATTATCAAGGAGCAGTATGGGGTCTGATCCCATATTTTACGGATACCAGCGGCGATGGATCTCGAGCCCCCGCAGATTCAAGACCGGGATGTTCGCCCGTCAGACAGGCAAGACCTTTTGCACGACATTCGAAATAGCCAAAGCTTGCCAGGAGTCCGAGCTCGAAGGCAAACGGGTCCGGTGGGTCATTCTGTCAAGGGGAGAAAGGCAGGCCAAGGAGGCCGTCGAGGAGGGCCTCAAGCGGCACTGCCAGGCTATGGGGTCCATCATCAAGGCGTATGAGAGCGACTACAGGGGAGAAGCGACATACCGGTCTCAGGAGGTCGAATGGCCGGGAGGGAGCCGCGTGACGGCGCTGCCCGCGAATCCGGATACGGCCAGGGGTTTTTCGGCGAACGTCTTTTTGGATGAATTCGCCTTTCACCAGGACAGCCTCAAGATCTGGGCGGCGCTTTTTCCGGTCATATCCGCAGGACACAAGATCAGGGTCGTTAGCACGCCGAACGGCAAGGGCAACAAGTTTTACGATCTTATGACCGGGAAAGACGATCTCTGGTACCGGCAGGTGACGGACATTTATCAGGCGGTTGAGGACGGCCTGCCGCGCAACATTGAGGAACTGAGAATCGGACTCGGTGACCCGGACGCCTGGGCGCAGGAATACGAGCTTCAGTGGCTGGATGAAGCGAGCGCGTGGCTGGATTATGACCTGATCTGCTCGTGCGAGGACGATGCGGCCGGAGATCCGGACAGGTATGAAGGCGGCAAGTGCTATGCCGGGATGGACATCGGGATTCGGCGAGATCTTGCGGTAATCTGGGTCGACGAGATGATAGGGGACGTGCTCTGGAACCGGGAGGTTGTGAGGATGCGGCGGGCCACTTTCGCCGAGCAGGACGCCGAACTCGCACGGGTTTTCGATCGGTACGACATAGACCGCCTGTGCATGGACCAGACGGGCATGGGGGAAAAACCGGTCGAAGACGCCAAACGCCGCTACGGGGAATACAGGGTCGAAGGGGTGCTGTTTACGGGACCCGTCAAGCTGGAGCTGGCCACCGAGATCAAACAGAAGTTTCAGGACAGGAAAAAACGCATCCCGGTTGAGCAGGATATCAGGAATAGCCACCACGCGGTTAAAAAGCTGGTCACGGCGGCCGGGAATCCTCGATTCGACGCGGACCGCACGGAAAAAGGCCATGCAGACGAATTCTGGGCGGACGCCCTTGCGACACATGCGGCGGGCACACCGGCCGGACCTATAGAATATCAAACCGTAGCCAAACGCCGGTTCAACGAACGGAAAGGGGCCTGGTAATGATACTGGATCAATTCGGGAGGCGGGTCAGGGAGCTGCGGAAGCCTGTCCGGTCGGAAGTCTCGAAGGTGTCGATCAAAGACCGGTGGAGTACCTACCCGAGCCGGGGGCTCACGCCGGAGCGGCTGGCATCCATACTGTTGCTGGCTGACCAGGGGGATGTCACGAGCCAGTCAGAGCTTTTCGAGGAGATGGAGGAAAAGGATACGCATCTTTCGGCCGAACTGCTCAAAAGAAAAAACGCCGTCAACTCATTAAACTTCGGCATCGCGCCTTACGGCGAAGGATCGAAACTCAAAGAAAAACCGGACAAAAAGGATGAAAAAGTCGCCGATTTTTGCAGGGACGTCCTTTTTTCCATGCCGGATTTCGAGGACAGCCTGTTCGACCTCCTCGACGCGATCGGGAAAGGCTTCGCAGCCAGCGAGATTCTGTGGGATGTCGACGGCAGCAACACCGTGATTACTGGGCTCAAGTGGATACATCAGAAGAGGCTGACGTTTGTGAAGGATTTTTCACCTCGAATAATTACGGACCAGAATCTTTTCGGCGAGGAGATCCCGCCCTTCAAGGTCGTTTACCACAGGCACAAGGCCCGGTCCGGCTACGACACCAGGGCCGGCATGCTCAGGGTGTGCGCCTGGATGTACCTTTTCAAGAATTACTCAATCAAGGACTGGGTGGCCTTTTGCGAAGTGTTCGGGATGCCGCTCAGGCTCGGAAAATACCATCCCGGAGCCAGCACGGACGATAAGGACGCGCTCGTAACCGCCATCCAGGCGCTCGGGGCCGATGCGGCGGGCATTATAAGCGACAGCACGGAGATCGAGTTTGTCGAGGCGATGAAGGGGTCGACAAAGGAAAACGTATACAAGGCCCTGGCCGATTTTTGCAACCGTGAGATCTCGAAGGCGATCGTGGGCGCGACCCTCACGACCGACGTGGGGGAAAAGGGGTCGTACGCAGCGAGCAAGACGCACAACGAAGTAAGGCTGGACCTGGTAAAGTCGGACTCCTGGTCCCTGGCCAACACGCTCAGGATGCAGGTGTTGCGTCCTCTTGTCGGCTTCAATTTCGGGTGGGACGCGCCCGTTCCCTGGTTCCAGTTCCACCTCCAGGAGCCGGAGGACCTGAAGACGCTGAGCGAGGTCTATAAAAACCTGGTGGAATTCGGGCAGCCCGTCTCCGCCGAGCATGTGAGAGACCGGTTCGGCATCCCCATGCCCGAGGAAGGGGAGACCTTGCTTCAGGTTCGGGGACCGGAGCAGCCGGCCGCGCCGGCATCATTGAAAATGATCATGAAGAGCGCAAAACGCGACGAGAACCGTTTTTCTCAAGAGGACGTGGACAATCTGTCGCGGGACGGGGCTATTGCGGCAAACAGGGCCGTTTCCGCTTTGTTGAAGCCGGTTCTCGACATGATCGAGGGGGCGGAATCGCTGGAAGAGATAGGTGAGAAGATTTATACTTTATATCCGATGCTCGATGGGAAAGAGTTCGAGGAATTGCTTGCGAAGGCCATGTTCGCAGCCGGGCTGACCGGGTATGCGGCGGCGGAGGCGGATGAAGACTGATGGCCGTCAAATACGGAAATCTGCCGTTTTCGGAGGCGATCGATTATTTCCTGGAGAAAGGGATCGTTCTTTCTCCCGAGTCCTGGCGGGATGTCTGGCAGCAGGCCCATGCGCGAGCATTTACGGTCGCGCGGGTGACATCGATGGACGCCCTGGTAGATATCAGGGACGAGATTCAGAAGGCGCTCGATGAAGGAATCAGCCTGGGAACGTTCAGGAAAGAACTTCGAAAGATTCTCGAACGAAAAGGCTGGTTCGCTCCCAGGGGTGAACGGGCGATCGTGGAACTTCCGGACGGAACGATCCGGAAAAGGCTGACGGGCTGGCGGTTGGAGAACATCTACCGGGCGAACCTCCAGACGGCTTACCAGGTGGGCCGCTACAAGCAGATGACGGCGGTGAAGGCGAGGCGGCCGTACTGGCAGTATATGTCGCGGCTCCTGGATACATCCAGGCCGACCCATGTCGCTCATCACGAAAAGGTCTATCACGCGGACCATCCCTTCTGGCGCGAGTGGTATCCTCCAAACGGCTTTTTCTGACACTGCTACGTGAAAACGCTGTCCGGGAGGCAGATGGAACAAAGGGGTCTTAAGGAGGAAAAACAGGGAACGGATTTAAAACCGGACGAAGGATGGCGCTATAATCCGGGGAAGGCAGGGCTTGACGCCTGGAAGCCAGACCTGTCGAGATACGAAAGGGAAGAGAGACGAATCCTCGAAGCGGCGATGAAAAAAAAGGAGTAGGGAAAATGAGCGATTGGATTCTGCGTTATATTTTGAAGGAAATAGACGGTGTCCCGAATGAATTCCAGGTGTTTCCCTATGGCGAAATCGATATAGAGGGCGAGGAGCCCGCATATCTCGATGAGGAGGGCATCGCGTCCGTCATCAGCGAGTTCGAACGCCGTGGGAACGACGCGGTTATTGACTACGAACACCAGACCATGAAAGACGTGCAGGCGCCTGCATCCGGATGGATCAAGCGGTTTATCGACAAAGGGCAGGATGGGCTCTGGGCGGCCGTCGAATGGACCGAAAAGGCGAAGGAGTATCTGAAGAACAAGGAATACCGCTACTTCTCGCCGGTTTTCTGGGTCACGAAAAAGGATCGCAAAATATGGAAGGTGGAAAACGTCGGGCTCACCAATTACCCGAAGGTCAACAACCTTCAGCCCATCGTCGCGAGGATGGAACGCTCATATCAAGAGCGACAGAATAATATCAACACAAACAAAAAACAGGAGGGAGAAGCAATGCTGGAAAAACTGAAAAAACTTTTGGGGTTGGCGGATGACGCCGGCGAAGACAAGATTGTCGATGCTGCCGAGGCCATGATCGCGAAAAACAAGGATCTGGAGGCTGCGGGGACAATAGTCGCCTGCAAGGAAGTGCTTGACGCCATCGGCGTGAGCCATGACGCGGATAAGGAGGCGGTGCTCGCTGCGATAAAGTCGCCGACCAAAGCGGAGACTGAACTGCTTGCGCTCAAAAAGGACCATGAAGACCTCAAGAAGAAATGGGCGGAGCGGAATGCGGACGAACTGGTGGCGAAGGCGCTCGGGTCCGGCCGGATCACGCCGGCGCAGGTGGAGGAATACGGAAAGGACATGGCGCTGAAAGACCCGGACAACTTCACGCGAGTGATTTTGTCGCGCAGAGAGTTCAGCGAGGTGCCCATGCAGGAACTTCCCGGGAAAAAGGACACGCCGATTGCAGGAAAGGCGTCGGAAAAGCTGGACCGGTTAATTGAGAAAGCGATGGCCGAAGACGGAAAGCTGAGTTACAACGATGCGTTCGTTTTTGTGCAGGCGAAAAACCCGGAATTCGTAAGGGATTATCACGCAGAACTCGGCATTGTGCAGGTTTAACCGGGATAACGCCGGCTAAAACCGGTTTTCATTGAATTTGAAAGGGGGGCAATAACATGGCATGGGAAGAAAAAGTGTGCGACATCACGCTGAAGGCCTATGAGGACCTCAGTAGTGATCAGTACCGCATCGTGGTTCAGGACACGACGAACGGCAAAATAAGGCGACCGAACGCCATCACGGACGTGCCGCTTGGGATTCTGCAGAACGCCCCGGACGCCGAAGACCAGCCCGCCGTCGTAAGGCTTATCGGATGCGGCGGGGTGAGCAAGGTGGTGCTCGGGGCGACGCTGGCATATGGAGCCATCATCGCCTGTGAATACCAGAGCGCGTCGGATGCGGGAAAGGCGCAGGCGGCGGTTTCGACCCAGTACCCGGTGGGTTTGCTGCTTTTAGGCGGTGATGAAGATGACCTCGGCTCCGCGCTGATGACATCGATCACAGTAGTGGCGTAATCGAATTATAAAAAAGGAGGATGTGAGTTATGGCACCACCGGACGTGAGAGCACAGCTGGTGAGGGGACCGCTCAGGACGGTTTCAATCGCCTATAAGAACATGAACTACATTGCAGACCGGGTTTTCCCTATCATCAACGGGGTCGACCCGAAAGCCATGATAGCGAAGTACCTGAAGGGCGCATGGTTCCGCGATGAGGCGGACGTTCGCGGTCCAGGGGCGCGGGCCAAGCGGGGCGGATACCCGACCGACTGGGTGAACGTGACGCCGACCGAGTACGCCTTCGCAAAAGAGGTGACCGACGAGGACAGAAGAGCTGCAAACAGCCAGATGGCCCCGCCGCTAAAGCCGGACCAGGACGCCATAGAATTCGCGGCGGACAAGATCGACCTCAGCAAGGAAAAGAGGACGGCCTACATCGTGCTGAACAGCACATGGTCGAGCGCCAACGAAGACGCCGAAGGCCTCTGGGCGGCCGGGGCGAGCAATACGTTCATCGAGGACGTGGAGACGCGGATCGAAACGATACGCGGCAACACCGGCCTACGCCCGAACGTACTTATGCTCAGCGCGAACACGCTCAAGGAGTTGAAGATGGAGTCGTCACTCCTTGACCGCATTAAGTATACGCAGCGGGGCGTGCTGACGCCGGACCTTATTGCCGCGGTGGTCGGGGTCCAGGAGTGCCTGATCGGGGACGCCATCTATTCGAGCGCGGAAGAGACTGCAGCCGGAGACGATTTTACCGCCGTCAACGTATGGGAGCTGAACGCGAGCAAGGGGTCCGCCTTTCTGTTTTACCGCCCGCCAGCGCCGGGTTTGAAAATTCCGTCTGCGGGATACCAGGCGCGGGAAAACTATGAAGACGGGAGCCCCAGGCGCTCGACCACCTGGCGCGAGGAGGCGGAGCATCAGGATGTTTACGAGGTGGCCGAAAGCACGGACATCGTCCAGGCCTGCTCGGATCTGGGGTTTCTCTGGTACGACACCATCGCGACCTAATCGAATACGGAAGAGCCGATATGAAGATTAAGTATAACGGGCCACAGGAAAAGGTGGCCGTGCCGCCTCATGGCGCTCATGAAAGAGGGGAAATCAGAGATTACCCCGATGACTTCGCGAGGAAGCTTTTAGAGTCAAGCCGCAAGCAGCAGTTCGAGGTCGTCGGGGCGGATGACCCCGGCAAACGCAATGCGAAAAAACCCCTAAGAAAGATGGCCAAGAAAAAGGGAGGGCCGGAGGATGAAAAGATTAATAACGATTAGCACTATAATAATAGCGCTGCTGTGCGTCTTCACTTATCCCACATGGAGCGTCTACTACGACGGCTATTTCACCAATATGCTGGTTAAGGGCAATCAGGTGAACCAGGGGACGTTATCTGTTGCAGGAGCGATCACGGCTACCGGAGGTGTAACGGATGCGACAGGAGGCGTTACGGCGGGAGAGATTGCGGACGCCGTTAGATATGTCCAGCTTCCCCTGATGGCATTCACCCATAACGGTTCGGCCGCCATCACTGCCAGCTCGGCACCGGGCCTGGAGGCGGACGACAATGTGATGAACGTTGTCTGGGCCGATGCGGAGACGACGCCGATACAGGTATCCTTCAGAGTCCCTGCGGACTATGCTTCCGGAGGGGCGTTCGCGGTATTTGCAACGGAGTCAAATTCCACCACGCCCAACCAGGTCGACTTCGATGTATACGTGAACGCGGACGGGACGGCCGCTGACGCGAGCGCGACCGATCAAACACCTGTTGCGCTGGCAGGGACCACGTCCACCCCGGACGAGGTCACGCTCAGTGTCGCAACCGACTTTTCAAGCCTAACAGCGGGCAACTGGGTAACGCTGCGGATATGGCGGGACGATGTCGCTGACGGGAGTGGAGACCTGGAGGTGAAAGGGGTTGCGTTCTATTACACGGCCACACAGTAGCCCTAGCCTATGGATGGCGGTCATTTTGGCCGGGGCCTCTATACTGCGGGTCCCCTGCGACGATATACGGCTGTCCTTCGTGCTGGTTTTCGAGATCGGGATAACGGCAGGGCTGGCTGTGCTGCTTTGGCGGCATAACAAGTGGATCGCCCTTTTTCTCCTCATGTCCATATTCAGCCGGATGTGGCCGTTCTATGACCGGTACAGCTATGTCGCCTTTATTAATATCCTGTTCGGTGTTCTCTGGTATTTTTTGGTAGTGTCAACTTCTGACTTTCGCCGGGTGCATTTTATGTTTAATGCCATGTGCGTTATCGCTTTAGCCAATGTGGTGATGTTAATGCTCCAGCAGTTCAACGTAGATCCGATATTCACCCCGGTCATGGGCAACGATGATCCCCCGGTCGGGTTGATGAGCAATAAAAACATGGCGAGCGCGCTCCTGGCATTCACTTTTCCGGCATTCATGAGGCCGCGCTGGAAATGGTTGATACCTGTCATCATAGGGGGACTGCTGATGACTAAGAGCACGGGCGGGCCGATTGCGCTCGCGGCAGGTCTTGTATTCTACAGCCTTGTGAGGGGCAAAGCTTTGCTGTGGCTGGCAATGGCGTTGTGCCTGGTTTTGGGATATGTTGCCTTCGTGGATATGCCGGTATTCTTTAACGCCAGATTGGACTCATGGATGCAAGCGTGGGGATATTACAAGCAGCACTGGATGCTCGGCTCAGGGTTGGGTCACTGGAAAGTGGTTTTCAAGCGGTTCCTTTTAACCGGGACCATGTGGTGGACGACGGCCCACAATGAATACCTTCAGATGGCGTTTGAAATGGGTGCCGGGTTTGTGATCTTGTTGGCCGGATATGTCCAAAATGCCATACGGACATTTAGGCCACAGGCCCTGCTGCCTGCTGTCGCACTGGTTATCATAGCCGCGAACAGTATGGTCAACTTCGGATTTCATGTCGCCACAACGGCCATGATCGCCGTGACATGGATGGCGCTCTACGATGTGCAAAAAGCGGATGAACAGGCAGGCTAAGGCGTACGCATTTATCAGTTGCATGTCCTTGCTAGGGGTGGTGGCAACCATTGCGATTGTATTCGTGGATCTCGATTGGAACCGGGAAACGGGCAGGCCCCAAAATCATATCGCCCCGGTTGACGGCATGGCATTTTATCTCATCTGCGCAGCCGAGAGGCTGTCGCGATGGGAGGACTGGGAAAGGAACCGTCACGTTTTCAACTTCATGACCCGGGTGGACCTGGGGGATCTGTATGCGGATGCCATCGCGTATTTAAACGAGCATGACTTTTATTTCAAGGAGTGAGCAATGTCATATTCTGCGAAAGCGGACATTCTGAACCAGCTCGATGAGCCGACGCTTATTGAGTTGACCGACGATGCCGGTGCGGGCGAAGTGGACGATGACATCGTGACCCGCGCCATCGCAGACGCGGATGCTACTATCGATGCCTACTGCCAGGGGCGCTACGAGGTTCCGCTCGATGCCACTCCGGACAAGATCCGACAGATCAGCGTCGATATAGCGATATATAATCTTTATTCCAGGCGGGATGATACCGCGCCTGATACAAGGAAAGACCGGTACAAAGATGCGATCCGTTTCCTTGAGAAGGTCGCCGGGGGGGAAATAGAACTTGGGGCTGCAACGCCCGCACCAAGTACTACGGGCAACGAGGCGGACATCGCATATAACGATCGGATCTTCGACCGCGACAAGATGGAAGGGTGGTAAGGGAGGGAAGATATGGCAACCAAGCTAACCAGAACACGGTCCTATCACGGCATTGAAAGCGTTGGGGACGGCCGGAAAGTTGTTGCTTCCGCGGGCACGGCAGAAGCGCTGGCAGCTTCTACCGCATGCCAGAAGGTGGATATCCAGGCGGAGCTGGACAACACCGGCATTATCGTCGTCGGGGGATCGACAGTTGTGGCCGCTGCGGGCACAAGGCGGGGAATCGCTCTCAGGGCCGGGGACAGCTATGAGTTTGAGATCGATAATCTCGCGGATATCTATATTGACGCAACCGTGAACGGAGAGGGCGTCACCTTCACATATTATAATTAAAACGGTGAAAAATGAAAAATATCACACATCATCGATATCAAGAATGCCCGCCGCTTAAAACCGGACAGACAACATCATACCAGACAGGGGATGACGGGGATCTGGAAAAAGGTGTAGATAGAGATTATACCGTCCTAACTGCGGGGCAATATGCAGGGACGACCAATATCACCATTAACGGTAAAACCCATGCTTTGTCGAACAATTGTGTAAACGACAATCGCACCGGTTTGATGTGGGCGAGGTATGTACCTACGGCTGATATCGGGCCTGCAACGGATGGTAAACTTTTCTGGAAGCAATATACTATTACGGGAGAAAGTGTCACTTTCGATCAGGCGGGCAAGACGATTACCGCTGCTGCCGGAACACCTTTCGACACGGGGGCACTATGTGCGGGTAGGAAATTCACCGTATCGGGAACGGTCAGTAATGACGGGACATATACCGTCGCTTCGATCGCAGATGATGTTATTACTACAGTCGAAGCGCTCGCTGATGAAGGTCCTATTGCCACTGATTTCGCCACTGTGGACGATCTTATCTGGGATGCGCTGGACCAGGCAAATGCAAATAGCCTGGGTGGGTATGATGACTGGAGGATCCCGAATCATTTCGAGCTGGCAGCCGTTATAGATCTCGGAAACTATAATCCAAGCATAGATACAACGGTTTTTCCGTCTACACCTGCACAGTATCATTGGGCATCCTCAACGCCTCCGGAAACCAGCCCCAGCGCCTTCGTCGTGCACTTCTGCTACGGTTATATAAGTTACGTTAACAAGGCCGCGAATGATAACTATATACGCCTGGTCAGGGGATAGAGGAGAATGATTTAATGATTTGCCCGAATTGTAAAGCATTGATTGATCCGGTGGAAGAGACATCGACCGAAATCACGGTTAAAAAAGATGCGAAAAACCGCATCGTGGAATGGACTGAAATCACGAATGATGCCGAAGGCAAGAGGACCGGGAAAAGGGTTTGCAAGTACACGTATTACTTGACAGGCGAAATCGATACGATCGAACATAGAGCGTACGGCCCCGATGATAAAGCACTTTTGGCTTCAAAAAATATCAAGCATTTCAAAGACGATAAACCGCTTGAAATGAGTTTTGAAACGGGCGATGTGTAATGGCAGGGGCAACCTTTGAAATAACCATAAACGACAGCGGGGCGCGGGACCTTTTCAAGCGCCTGGCCCGGCGCGTCTCCAACATGACGCCAGTGTTTGCCGAGATCGGCGAGATCATCACGGAAAGCGTGCAGCGGAATTTCGAGGAGAAGGTCTCTCCCGAAGGCGAAAAATGGGCGCCGCTCGCAGCGGCCACCAAAGCGAGGAAGCGGCATCCAGGCGAGATTTTGGTGGAGTTGGGTACGCTTTTCAGTTCCATCCATCCGGAGGCGCACAGGGATCATGTTTCGATCGGGACAAACATCATCTACGCAGCCGTCCATCAGTTCGGCATCGGACGGTACGCCCATCTTAAAACCAGGCGCGTCATGCCTGCAATACCGGCGAGGCCCTACCTCGGGATTCGGGACGATGACTGGCCGGAAATCCTGGATGCCATCGAGCACTGGATCATGCAGGAGGCGGTATAAATGGCGTACACCGGCTACACCATAGAGCAGATCGAGGATGCCATGATCAGCACGCTTTCAGACGATGAGACCCTGGCAGGCTATGTCAAGACATTCGACCGGCTACCCTGGGAGCGGTCGGACGAGGTGGAAAAACTGGTAAGGTTGTTTCCTGCGCTTCTCGTCGCGTACGCGGGCGGAGAGGATCGCGGCAATGTCAATACCGTGGCCGATCATAACGGCCGGTTCGCTGTCTGGTGCTGCGCCCGCAACCTGCGCTCACCGTCCGCAGCGGCGCGAGGTCCGGTGAGCGGTGAAAGGGGCGTTTATGATCTAATAAAAGACGTCTTAAGCTGTCTGCACTTTTCTAACCTGGGGCTGAGCATCATAAGCTGCCGCAGTGTGCGAGTGGTTCCCCTGGCGGCCTCCCCGAGGATCGCGATCTTCAGCCGCGAGTTCGAGGTCAGATGGAGATACAACTATTCATAGGAGGATGTCATGGAAACCGTAAACAAGGGCATAACACGGTATTTCGACAAAAACGGCGAAGAAATCACGGAAGAGGAGTTCTACAAAAAATACGATCTCAAAACGAAAGGGGACCGAAAGGATAGCCCCTCCTCCTCGGACCGTAAGCAGAAAGGGGGTGCTTAAATGCTTATTCAACGCGCACAGATCGCCTGTGAGATCGAGGGGGTTGAAGGAACCGCGGAAACCCTGGAAGGGGCGGACGCGTTTCTGGCGTTCAATCCCAGTTTCGAGCCCATCATCGAGGCGCACGAACGGGACCCCGTTCGTTCCGCGCTCTCGCCGCACGGGTCGGTTTTCGGCAAGCGGAGCGCCAGAATCAGTTTTGATGTGGAACTCGTGGGAACGGCTGCCGCGGGAAGCGCCATCCATTATTCCGACGCCCTGAAGGCGTGCGGGGTCGGCGAGACGTTGGTGGGGGGGACGTCGGCGACATATAAGCCTGCATCCAGCAGCATCTCCAGCGCCACACTCGCCATGTACATGGACGGCAAGGCGTACAAGATCTGGGGAGCCAGGGGAACGGCGAGGCTCCTGCTCGAAGCCGGAAAGCCCGGCATCATCAGCATGGAATTCCTCGGCGCGGACTTCAGCGAGACGGATGCGGCGCTTCTTACAAGCGGCGTGTCCTATAATGCAGTTAAGCCGCCGACGTTTCAGAATGCGAGTCTGTCCATCGATTCCTATGCGGCCCTGGTCTCAAGGCTGGAGATCGACTTTGCGAACAATTTGAAGTTGCGGGAGGATGCGAGCGCATCATCAGGGCACAAAAGCTGCGTGATCACCAACCGCAGGCCAACCATTTCCTTCGACCCGGAAAACGTGCTCGTGGCTACGGAGGATTTCTTGGGCAACTGGAGGAGCGGATCGGAGATGGCCTTCACCACGACCATCGGTTCCGCCGCAGGGAACACCATCGCGGTAACGGCTCCTAAGGTGCAATATCAGGATGTCAAGCTTGGTGACAGGGAAGGGCTGTCCACTTATGACATTTCCGGACTCTGCTGCCTCAATTCCGGGGACGATGAGTGGCAGATCGCGATTACCTAAAATCAATTGGCATTTGAGGAGACATAGCGCATGGAAAGGATCGTTGAAGTAGACGGTAACGAGATCACGGTGCGAGGGCTGAAATGGAAAGAGTACAAGGAACTCAAGGCGGATGGATTTAGCTTTCGCGATCTGGACCCTCAGGCCGATAATGATGATTGGGTCGAAAGAGTTGCCAGAGCAGGTGTCGCCGATGATACCGACGTTGAAGACCTCGGCGTTTCCGATATCTATAAGCTCTTTGATGAGATATGCCGGTTAACCTTCCTAAGGGGGGACGCTGAAAAAAACTGAGATGGGCGGCAAACCTCGCCGCCCACGGAAAGCTCTGGAACTGCGGACACTGCAAAAGAAACGGCCTAGATGAGGTCAGGTTCTGCGAGCGGGATGCGCCTTTCCCCTTCATCGAGATCGATGCGGATAAATTCTACCGCTGTCCGGTCCGTCTTATCACCGACGAAAGTTTCGATAGTATTTCGGTTTATCAATTCTATAAAGACGGATTCCTGCCGGAAGCGGGCGGTATCAATAATCAGGACAACATTTTTATCCAGCAGATCATGCTTATCACCCATATCGTTCACGAGGCCGAACAGGCGCGCGACAGACGGAGAAGGTAATGTCAAACAAGGTTGAAATCATCATCTCTGCAAAAGACATGGCCGGAAGGACATTCCGCACCATTGACCGGGATATCGGAACGTTTTCAAAAAAGGCGACCGGGCATTTCGACAGGGTGAAGAAAAGCGTCTTGAGTTTGCAGCGCGCCTTTATCGGCCTTGCAGGCGCTTATGCCGTTAAAAGTTCGTTCAGCAGTCTTATAAACAGCGCCTCCGATCTTCAGGAAGTGACCAGCAAGTTCGACACGGTTTTTCAGGGCAATCTAAAAAACGCCAGACAATGGTCACGGGAACTCGTCAGCAGCTATGCGATGTCCACCCGTGAGGCGAAACAGTATCTTGCCTCCATTCAGGATCTTCTCGTGCCGATGGGCGTTCAGGCGGATCTGGCGGGAAAGCTTTCGAGTCGGATCACCAAGCTTGCAGCGGACCTCGGAAGCTTCAACAACTTGCCAACCGCGCAGGTTATCGACGACATACAATCCGCCCTTGTCGGTAATTACGAGACCATGAAAAAATACGGCGTCGTTCTGAATGCATCCGTAGTTCAGGAAAAAGCGCTGGCGATGGGGCTTGCGAAGACAAAGGATGAACTGACAGCAGCGCACAAGGCACAGGCCGCTTACGCTTTAATCGTTGCCGGATCGCAGGCGGCTATCGGAGATATGGCCCGAACGTCGGGAAGCTATGCAAATCAGTTGAAACAGGCCAAAGCGGGAGTAGAAGATTTGACCGCTGCGCTCGGGTCTCAGTTAATACCAATGGCGACCAGCGCCATTAGAATATTCAATGATTTAGCTGGAAACGTAAAACTGGTATTTGGTCTGGGTGAAGTGGAAAGCCTTATGAAGGAACAACATGAAATTATCACTCAGATGGAAATGATCGAAAAGGACAGGAAACGTGAATTTACAAATTGGATCCATAGCTTGTACGGGGAGGAAGACGTCTACCAGAAAAATGCTCAAAAGAGGTTAGATTTCTTAAAAATACGTTTGGAGCTTATAAGGGGGGAATTGGACGACCTGCTCAAACCGAAAGGGGGAGGTGGCGGAGGCGGCGGGTCTTCAGCGTTTCCCGCAGGAACGAGTGGCCCAAGTGATATTTTCAAGGAATTGGTAGTAGAAGAACGAAAGGCCCTGGCCACAGCTCTTGAAGAAGAGGAGCGGTTTATACAACTTGGACTCGAAAAACAAAAGGAATGGTACGAGGAAATGAATGCCCTTGCGATGGACGCTTATCAGCTTGAAGGGGCATTGGCTGCGGAAGCGTTCGAGCAGAGCCTGAAAGATGCGGAAGATTTTGTAGATGGGTATAACAAACTATTCAGTGAAGACATGAAAACCGCCGTTACCGGATGGGCGAGCAATTTTAGCGCAACATTGACCGACCTGGTATGGGAGGCAGATGTGAGCTTCGGAGATATTGCAAAATCATTCGGGAAGATGCTGACGCAGATGGCCATGCAAAAAATGATCGTAGAGCCGATCCTTGGGGCTGTTTTCCCAACTAAAAACGCAAAAGGGAACATCTTTTCCGGTTCAGGCATTCGCGCTTATGAAAACAGCATCGTTAACAGACCGACATTTTTTCAATTCGCTCACGGCATCGGGCTCATGGGAGAAGGGTCACACCCTGAAGCGATCATGCCTTTGACGCGGACTCGCGGGGGTGATCTGGGGGTCAAGGCGATCGGAGCGAGTGTGGAGGTGAATATTTACAATAATAACGGCTCGCAGGTTAGCCAGTCTACCGGAAGGACGGCCAACGGGTCGTTGAGGCTTGACATCATGATCGATGAGATGATGGCTGATAAGGCAAGAAATGCCAGCAAATTCCAAGATGTCCTGAAAAGCACCTACAATCTTTCACCAGTTTTGGGAGGCAGATAATGGCGGACTGGCCCGCAACGCTGCCGCAAGACCCGGAGATCCGGGGACTCATCGAGGATGCTCCTGACGGGACGGTCCGCACCGGTATGGATGCAGGGCTGGACAAAATCCGGAGGCGGTTTACCGCCGCTCCCAGGCCGTTTGAT